AGATGGTAGTTACATGGTTGATTTTCTTTTAAATAATACTGACTACATTATTTTCGGTGGTGTTAGAAGATTAAGCGTTTATAATCACAAAAACATTTCTCACATAGATGATGAAAGATTTCACTTAATAAATTTTGATTTAACTGACAGTTCTTCTATTTCTAGAATTATAGAAAGACTAAAACCTACTTACTTTATAAATTTTGCAGCACAAAGTTTCGTTGGCAGTAGTTGGGATTTTCCACAACAAACTTGGAAAACAAATACATCTTCAGTTATTGATATTTTAGAAGCGATTAGATTATATAATCCATCTTGTAAATTTTATCAAGCTGGTTCATCTGAAGAATTTGGAGACGTTCAGTATAGCCCACAAAACTCCCAACACCCACTTAGACCAAGAAGTCCATACGGAGCTTCAAAAGCTGCTGCGAGGCAAATAGTAAAGGTTTGGAGGGATTCTTACAACTTATATGCAGTTCAAGGTTGGTTATTTAATCACGAATCAGAAAGAAGAGGAGAAGAATTTGTAACAAGAAAAATTACAAAAGGTGTAGCTAGAATTAGAAAGTCTGTTGACGATAATGTTTCTTTTGACCCCATTGAACTAGGTAATATGGATGCCAAAAGGGATTGGAGCCATGCCGAAGATTTTGTTCAAGCTGTTTGGTTAATGTTAAACCAAAACAAACCCAAAGATTATGTTTTAGCTTCTGGCGAAGCGCACACTGTAAAAGAATTTGTTCAAAAATCCTTTGAATTTGCTGGTTTTAAAACATCTTGGTACGAAGATGAAGAAAACCCAATGCTAACAAAACTAATGGATACTGAAAATGGTAAAATTTTAGTTAAAATTAATCCTAAATTTTATAGACCAGCAGAAGTTGATTTGCTGCTAGGAGACCCTACTGAAGCAGAAAACGAATTGAAATGGCAAAAAAATGTTGACTTTTCAACATTAGTCAGTAGGATGGTAAATAATGACATCCAAGAAATTAACGCCTCATAAAAAAAGACAAGCTATCATAGAAAGGCTTGTTGAGATACCCAAAACTCAAAAAAGATTTTTTTGGGGTAGAGAAATGAAACTTTTAAAAGATTTAGAAGCTAGATATTCTCTTGATTTCTTAGAAATTGTAACTTTTCCAAAGAAATATGACAGTCTTGCATATATAGTATCTAAGGCTTTGAAAGACACAATGGATAAAAAATGGAGAAATTTTAACTTTAAAGTTGACTTTTCAAAGTACATGGTCTATGATATGGGCGAAAAATGTGGAAAAGATTACGAATCCATATATAATAAACCGAAAAATACAAAAGATTTATTTAAATGAGTGATATAGATTCAGAAATATTAGATAAGTTTCTCAAAGCCAAAAAGGACGATCACTACAACTTTGAGAAAACAATTGATTATAAAGCATCAAGCGGCTCCTTACAGCTTGATTTAAACTTAAATGGTGGGTTCGGCCCAGGTTTGCATAGATTCGTAGGTATGAATGAGGGTGGTAAAACAAGTGCCGCTCTTGAAGTTATGAAGAATATGCTTAATACACAAAAAGATGCAAAAGGTTTTTACATCAAAGCTGAAGGTCGTTTATCTAACGAAATGGTAGCTAGATCTGGTGTTAAGTTTGTTTATGATGCAAAAGAATGGAAAACAGGTACTTGTTTCGTCTTTGAAAGTAATATTTACGAGGTTGTTGTTGATGCTATCAAAACGCTAGTGGAACAAAATGAAGATGAACATAAATACTGTTTTATACTAGACTCTGTAGATGGTTTGATTTCTAAGCAAGATATAGACAAATCTTTCTATGACTCTAATAAAGTTGCAGGTGGCGCTGTAATCGCAGCTAATTTTATGAAGAGAATGTCCATATCTCTTGCAAAAAGGGGCCATATGGCCATTTTTATTAGCCAGGTAAGGGCAGATATCAAACTAGACCCATACACGAAGGCTCCGATACGCCAGACGTCAGCAACGGGAGGTAATGCTTTATTACACTTTGCTAATTATATCATAGAGTTTGAACCAAGATTTAAGTCAGACTTGATACTACAAAATCCATCAATAAAACAACCAGACCCCAAAACTAATCCTATAATTGGGCATTGGGCCAAGGCTACAATTAAAAAATCACCTAACGAAAAGACCAACAACACAATTGCTTATCCAATTAGATACGGCAGAACTGGAGGAAAGTCTGTTTGGGTTGAAAAAGAACTGGTTGATTTACTGTATATGTGGGAATTTGTGACCAAAAAAGGTGCTTGGATCACAATAGAAGAAGAATTTAGAGAATTGGTGCAGGAGTCCGCTCCAAACCTACCAGAAAAGATACAAGGAGAAGCTAATTTATTCAAATTAATTGAAGAAAATGAAGCTTTGTGCGCTTTCTTGATCAATTATTTCAAAACAAACATAGCCGAACTAGTGTAAAGGCTATCTAACCCTCAGTAGGGGTTGATTTAAGTTATGGAAATACTAAAAAATAATAAGATTAAAGTGGGACTTGTTGTCGCAGCTATTGCAGCTTTCTTCATTTTTGGAGGCAATAAAGCAGAGGCACAGGAACTAGAACAAACGGTAAAGTCTTGGGACATTGACGTAGAAGTAGGCAACTACGAAAAACGTATCGATGGCGGACTTTACGGATCTGCGGACGTTGAGTATGTTAAAGCGTCCTCAGAGCTAGGAGTAATTGGTGGCTTATCACTTGTTGGTTCAATCGAGCAAGTAAAAGCTGATGAAGAAGAATTATACGGTACTGTAGGTACAGTTCTTTCTACTTTTATTGGTGATGTTTCTGCCGAAGTATTACTTACTTCTATTGATGGTAACAATGCTTACGAACTAATTAGTTCTTATGGCGTCAATCTATTTGGTATTGATTCAATCGTTTCTGTGACAACAGAAGAAGGTGGTCAATATACAGCAGATATCGCAGTAGGAACAGATCTAGATCTCACTGAGCATTTCGCTATTGGTGTGGGGGTTGAGTATGGTCAATCATTTGAATATGATACAGATTATACTTATACTTTAGTCACACTTGGTGTTCAAACAACATTAGATCACCTTACAGTGTTTGCTAATTTAAATTATCTAAACAATGATTTAAGCACAGCTCAAGGCACTGATGGAGAGTGGGAATCAACCTCTGATTTTGGGGTAGCTCTCAACTTTTAACTTGAAAATAACTGAGCCCTCTCTATAATAGGAGAGGGCTTTTTTATGAATTTTATAACTTTATACGGCAAAGAAAAACCTGTTAGGAATCCACACAGGTACAAAATCAAATGGAATGGTAAATGCAGAAGTAAATTCCAACGTACAGTAAGATCTTATTTGTACAAGCATTGGCGCTATGATGCCGTATATGAGGAGTTTAAGGTTGCGGGTACACAACTTTCCTTAGACTTTTACAATCATACTAAAAAGATAGCCATAGAGGTTCAAGGGGCGCAACATCTTAAGTTTGTCAAGCATTTTCACAAAACTAGGGCTAATTTTGTACGTCAAATACGTAGAGACAACAAAAAAATGGAATTTTGTGAACTAAATCAGATCAAATTAATAGAAATTTACCCAGATGATGAATTATCAGAAGAATATTTTGATAAAATATTAACTGAAGTGTAAATATTAGTATGGCCAAAAATCCAGAATTTAAAAAATTTGAGGTTCCAAACAAAGTATTAGATAAACTTTATGAACTTACTGGTAGTACTGGCGCCTACAAGGGCTTTGTTATAGCTTACGCTACGGATACTGGAGACCCCGTTGTTCAAGCTAGATTTGATAATCAAATGACAGAATATGCTCTAAATAAAGCTATGGAAACATACATGTTAAACCTAGATACATCTACCGCAGAGATAGATGAAGAAGAAAATACTTGACTTTTTATTTTTTTTGCACAATATTAGGTGCATATGATTTATAGCTATGAAATTGAAAAGCAAGTTCTTGCTGCTTTTTTACAAAAACCAAATATATTAGTAAATTACTCAAACATTCTGAGCGAGAAGGATTTTTACGATAAAAATTCGTTACTGCACAAAACGTTATATCTAATATTAAAGAAATCTTTTGAAAATAACGAAAGCGTTGACGATGTTGTTGTTACTCAAAGGATTAAAGACTTGGGAATTAAATTTGAGGAAGACATAAATATATTAGATTATGTTCGTTCGCTCTCCATGCGAAAAGTTAACTCTGATGGAAAGATAGAAACATCAATCAAAGAGTTAAAAAAACTAAGC